GGGCAGTTGCATAGCCCAATCATAGAACTGTTCCTTTTTGCTATGTCTAGCTAAGTCCGATATCCATTCTTTTCCCACAGCATCAAACATCGAAAAAAGAAGTACGTATCCTGCTATATTTCGTAAAATTAGCAACAAACATTTCTCCTACATTTTTCAATCTATTCTATATGGAAACGATATGTTCTGTTGTAGATCATTTTTCATTATCAATATCCTTGATTTCTCGCCCATTAATTTCAGTTATTATAGTTAGATAAGTGGTAGGCGATTCTTTACTCACCACATTATCTCATTCCCGTTATAGTCATCAGATGACTGTGATGGAACTTTTCCGCCAGTTGTCACCAATATTCCCACAGCATTAATGCACTTATCTGCTAGAAGATACCATAGAAGCTAAGAACATAGATCGTCCAGCATTACTTGAGCACGATCACATAGTCTACTGTGGTCCGTCGTCTTTGACGACTGTCGATACCTCCTCCCCATTCGTATTAAAAGGGATTGTTCAGGTTCATCTTGCTGGTGAGCAGCCCTTCCCATGATGCCTAGCCACCAGAATCCAGCACATCATATTGAAAATAAACAAAAAAATATACTCAACAAATAAATTGATAATTTTTGTTTTTTTTTGTAATTTAGTATCCAGTACTGTATGTAACATGTCGAGGAAGCACCCCTATAATTTAAAAAACTTTTATCTTATATTAATTATTTTCTTACGTTCAAGACTTAGTTGATTCAATCCATAAAAAAGGGGGAGCGATGAAAAAAATAACATATATACACGACATTAGAGGAATAGCAGCATTTTTCATTGTATTAATTCACTGCAATATATTTAATAAAAGCACGGATATTATTTTCACCATATGGAGTCATTTCCTTAAGGAATGGACAGCTGTTTTCGTCCTTATATCAGGATTTTTATTCCAGCTGTTAATCAATAAATATAAATTCATGTCTTTCATGAAGGTTAAAATAAAGAACGTCATTAGCCCGTATATAATAATCTCAATACCTGCAATACTTATATACGTACTTGGAATTAAAAAAGACCATAACTGGATCGACATAGAGTCATTAATGGAGCATACAATGCTTTATGTCATATCATTCTTTTATGCAACTGGATCTCATCTGGGGCCTTTGTGGTTCATACCTGTATTGGCCCTCATATTCTTGACATCAAAACCATTATCGATGCTTCATAAAAATGAAAAGTTATTTATCTTTGCATCTGTATTATCAGTTATCGCAATAGTTTTTACTTCGAGACCTCCACAGGACTCGAATCCAATTCTTGCTTATTTTCACTTCCTTCCCGTATATATTATCGGAATGATGATTTGCTTTTACAAAGATGCTCTAATCTCTCCAAGCAAAAAGCACTTGTATTTAATTCTTTTTTTATCTGCATTCATTTCGGAAATTTACTTTGAATTAAACTCAAGCTTCTCCATCTTATCTAAAATAATTTTATTCTTGTTTCTGTGCTCTTACTTTATGCACCTTGACAGTAAAGGTATCAGGTTTAAAATCCTATCATTCCTTGCTGACATTAGTTTTACATTATATTTCCTACACGGATATTTTGTTGGGGTAATAAGAACCATCTTATCTAAAAAGGCAGACATCATACTGCAAGACAGTTCACTAAGCGCTATGTTAATATCAATACTTGCAACTGCAATTATAACACTCATCATCTCAATGATGTATATATCACTTAGCAAATTAAAAATTAACACAAGAATGGTGATTGGTTCATAAAGTTTAACTTTACAGTTAAAATATAAACATCACAATCATGGCCGCTCAATAATTAAGTTGCAAGACATACTTATTTGAGCAGCCATGATATTGCATATCATCATATTTTTGTCACTGAGCACAGGCCCAGATATAGAACGGGAATAAACAGTTGTACGCCATGTACTGACGGCCCCAGGTATCCCAGTGGATTCCATCACTGCGGGTATCGACGTAACTACCGGTCATGGCATCACGCGTGATACTCGTCCCATCGCTACTCCATGCTGTATCTGACGGCATAATTCCCCATGACGGGATGATATGCAGTTTCTCGCTCTGGCGCCCTTTAAACGATCCGATAACATTACGTACATACTGTGAAACGGTGTTATTCCATACTGAACGGCTTGAGTACGTCATACCGTATGGGGCAATAGCGATACGCGCGTTAGGACACGCCACCTTGATTTGCGAGACCATGTAATTGATCTGCGCGATATACGCGTCAGCGCTCTGGCTATTCGCCTGGTCATTCCACGCAAGCGCAATTGACACAATATCCGGATCGGCAAAGCCCTGAGCATCCAGATAGCGCCGGTAATCAAACGTGTAAAACGTCCCGGTTTGCGTATCTGCATACGATTTCTCAGAAGCCGCCCCGGTGTTCAGGAAACACATTTCCGGATGAGCTGTCTTCTGGGCCTCTGTCGCTTCGAACAGGAACGGGTTTTTATTTGTTCCTGACGGGTTATCTGTACTGATATTGATTCGGGTGCTGTTAAGCAATGTGCGCGCTCCAACAAAGTGCGCCGCCGCCCAGCTTTCCCGCCCCTCTCCTTTCCCTCCCTCCTGCTGCGTCATCGTACCAATCTGCGTGACGGTAACGCCCGCCGCTGTGAGTAATGTTGTCAGGCGCGCGACTTGTCCGCGGTTAGTTAGCGAGTCACCAATAAGCGAAATGGACTTTGACGCTGTGACTGTCGCCGGGCCACGTACCAGCGTGACGTCACGACTGGACCACCTCGCTGGTTTCTGCCGATTGTGGAAACTGATTCTGACAGATGAACCGGTTTTTGCCGGGTCAATTTCCAGCGAGCGGCTCGTTTCGTAGCTATATGGTTGCCCCCCCTGAGATGTCCCACGGATTGACCAGTCGAGGAATTTACCCATGTCCGCAGTCCAGTTCATCAACAGCTGATTGCACTGCAGAATCAGCGGGGCTGTCGGGTGGACAAACGCCTGGTCAGGCAACAGAATCAGATCTTCAGCCGAGGCAATCGGAGTGTTGACGGCCAGTAGCGGGGGGTATGGGTTACTGGATTCTGATATTTTTGATTCGATATACGGAGCAAGTTGTGGGTCTCGCACCAGGCTTTTGGTAATGCTGACGATCGCGGTTGACGATGATGCCGCATAAAAGTTAAACGCGTAAAAATCTGCGTTCGAGTAGGTATTTCGCGCGCCAAAGTACACTTTAGTAGCATCCTGCGTGTACTGATACTGCGCGGTCATAACGTAGACGTTATCGTTGACCTTCGACTTAATCGACGCGGTCGCCTGGACGAAACCGGTCGAGCTGTACCAGAAGAAGGCCTTCGCTGCTGCCAGTACAGTAGGAATGCTCACCCCCGCATCCGCTTTCACGTACAGAGAAAACTCCACGCGGACATAGTCGCCCGCTTTAACGCCGTCCATATTGACGTTCACCAGTGCATCCCTGTAGCCTGACGTCACCCTCATTGCCGGCAGCGCCGAACGAGCCCCTAACTGCGAAATCATTTGCACGTCAGTCGGGAGGCTGGCTATCGGCGTCCAAGCGCCGCCCGAACCAAAGAGGGGCAGAAGTTGCAGTGCCGGGTCGCCTGACGGGTTGAACACGATGTTACGAGCGTTGCCATCAATCCGCTCTCCCAGACTGGCGTCACGGGTTGGCGATTCCAGGATTGTTCGGATTTTATCCCTACATAATCCCATGAAAAAACCGAACACGTAAAATGTACTGACCGCGCTAGTCTGGCGCACACCCATAGAGATACGCCGGGGTCTATTGGTGAACTGATATCGCGCCCGGACTCTGAAAATATTGCTACCGATCTTCGCGATGACATCAGGCGTCACCTGAACGGTTCCGTTATTTATATCGATAAAAAATACGGCTGCCTTTTTAATTTCAGCACGCAGGTCTGTCCCTTCGGGGGCATCAACATAAACGTAATACTGGGATGCACCCCACATGCCCGGTGCCGCAGTCTCATCGATCCACGGCTCCACCAGCGCATCGGTATAGCCGGAAGACACTGGGGGTGTTACAAGGCATGAAACCGCGCCATTAGCTGTAAGCGTGGCTGCTATGGCAGAGTTGGATAATGTAGAAACCAGTTGCCATGCAACCGAACCTGACCGCAAACGTGGTAGCTGAAAGTTTGGATCTGCGTAGCTGTTATACAGAAAGTTGTTTGCAGTAACCCCCTCCTGATTGAACATATCAGCTAATGACATATCCCCACCAACGCCGATCAACTGACGACCAGAAACAGCAATTTGCGGGAATGCAATCTCACACGCGGTGACACTGCTGCCGCGTTGCTGGCAGCCGAAGTATATATATTGCGCTACTCCAGGTGCCGTCCCGGTCAGCTTAAAGATACCCGTAGCGCGATACGTTCCGTTGCCAAGATCGTCTAAACGCGTACTAATTGTTGTCGCGACAGAAGACGGCAAAAAATTGTACAATATCAGACTGGGCGGCCCGCGGAACAGAAATGATGCAGCAATATACTGACCGCCAGTTGCGAAGCTTATATCCTGTTGAAACAGATAATTTACAGCCGGATCTGTTGATGCAGATCGAGGCGGGCATTGAACGGACTGGATAGCCCCCAGTGCTGCCATCTCACTCCCAGCCACTGTCCACGCCCCGGCTGAAAACGACCCGCTAAACAGCGGTGGTAATTTTTCAGTATCCGATGCGCGGGCGTTTGTTATGAGGTTTGGAGCCATTAACGCAGCATTACCAGCCATGACACGCCCGGTGGCTGTCAGCGTACCTCCGTTATTCATTACCTCAATAGCAAGTACGCTGTCGTCAGGGCTTCGGTAATACGTTGTAGAACCGACGGGAATATTAGCAATATCATCCTGCGCTGCGGCCAGCGTCATATACTGTCGGCTTAATGGGATCAGGTTCTGGCGGGTTTCCTCAACTACCGCATCCCCAGCCGCTTTCATGCCATCGACGGTGTAGTGCTCCCCCCCAAGGCGATCTGTGTAGGTTAAATCAGTGCTGGTTACGACCTTATCCAGCATTCCACCCGCATAAACGTGGTCACGAATATCATCACTCGGTACCGTCTTTTGCGTCGGCGTTGGTAATTCTGCCATGTGCTTGTCGCCCTATAAATGGCGCACTAAACCCTCAGAATAAAATCCGAAGGTGTGCGCGAAGGTTGGATATTACTGCTGTACGTTACGGATAAATCGAGTCTGAATATTCAGAGAGGGTTAATGTCTGGGTGTCGTCGCCATTGGGTTTGGCTGTTTCGACGCGCCAGATAGTGGCGTTGAGTTCTGTATCAGTGGCGATGAAATACCGGCTCGCGTTCTGCACCGTTGTCCGGTCGTAAATGTTCAGGTCGAAAGCATCAGCTGCGGCCTGAAACGCTTTAGGCTTTCCGGTTACGGGGTATGCGCGCCAGCGGCCACGATAATTGCCGAGGCTGTCCGTCATCACCACCCACATATCGCCGAGAGAGAAATCAATGCGCTCAGAGGTACTGAACACATCCCCGTTACGGGCGGTGATATAGCCGTTCTGCTGCTTGTTGTCGTACATGTCCGGACACTGCACCACTGCGCCGCGGATAACCTGCGTCGATTCCAGGACTTTCACCGTCATACCAACGCGCGATAGCATAATACGGCGTGCCTCAAGCCACGCCCTGTCCTCCGCCTGCACCTTATTGCGGGAGCCATCCAGGCTGATCTGTAGCGCGTTGATGGTTGCATCCTCGACCTCAACAATCCCGCTCTGGTCAATCTTCAGGTAGATATAGGCCTTCTTATTGGTGAGCGGGTCGACATAATCTACCGTGACGCCGTCGTAACCGCCGGGCAGTGACATCTGCCAGGAAACTTTATACTCGTCCCAGAACATGTTTGAGCGCGCAAAAACCGAATCCGGATTCGCAACCTTCTCATCACGCCAGAATGTCAGCACATCGCCAATGTTATTCCCGTCGACGCGGGCAACATTGCAGATGGTTTTGATGCGCTCGCCGAGGGAAAACTTTTCGTCCGAGAATGTGTAATCGAAGTACGCGAGTTCGGGGACTGTTATCGAATCGGCGATCGCGTACAGCGTAGCGATATCGATGCTCGCAGCGTCCTGTCGGCCGATGACTATCCATTCATGCAGTGCGGCATCGGCAAATGAACGGCTCGGGCGCAGCGTGTAGTCAATCAGGCCGGTTGCCCGGTCATAGCTGATGGTATGGCGCTGCGCGAGCATATTGTATTTCTGCTCGCGGTTACTGTTGCTGTTGTTCGGCCCCTTGATGGTGACCTTCGCGATAGTGTCATCTGGATAAACCACGTTTTCACGCGTATTGACCGCGTGGATCGCCATCAGAGTGACGACGTTTCCGTCGTTGCTGTTATCCAGACGCTCAATCGTCACCGCGTAACGCCCGGCGCCGGCGGCCGGAGTGTATTTGTGTGAGGTGCGGAAATACCGCGTTGTTACTTGAAAGTCGTTATCGAAGAAGTAATCGTACTGCTCGGACGTTCCGGGTATTTGGTTGTTGCTGTCGTCAACCTTCCAGAACCTGATCCGGTACCGTGACGTGCCGGCAGTTGCTCCCAACTGAACCATGACGTGCACCCAAACCTGCGATGACTCAATCGGAGATACCGACGGGCCAATAACCAGTGGCGTCTGGTCATTCAGAGTGAACAGCGTCAGGTTGATGGTTGCGTCAGCCGGCAGCGTGGTGATCTCCCCGGTCATATCGCCAAGATAAAACGTCGTATATGACAGAGTATCTGTACCGATGAAGCTTTCCGAATAAACAATGTTTCCGCTGCCGGTCACATTACGGGTTACCGGGCTGCCGCCGGCATTCCAGGTGGCATTGATAACGAACGTCACCGGGTGCGGAACGGCCAGCGCGGCGAAGTATGTGAAGTTGTCATCGTTAGAGAGCACCGTCGCTTTGAGCTGATTGCTCTCAATCACCATTGCCGTCGGCGCTGAAGTCGTCGCAGTCTGCGCCGGAAAATCCTCGCTCTCGTTCAGACCGGGGACTTCTTCGTTATCAACATCATCAAACTGATACCCGACATCGATACTCCCGATCGTCACGCCCGGGTCAAATATCTGGTAGCTGGCACCGGCCAGGCTGCCGAGATTCGATTCTGAGTAACGCACCGATGAGATGGTGTATTTCCCGTACCCGACTTCAAACCACTCAGTGATGTATTTGTTGTTGTCGATAAACTCAAACAGCGCCTGCTGAATCAGGTCCGGAAAGACGCGGCACTGACCGTAAATATTCGGACGCCCCTTGTAGAGCCGCGCCCGGTTAGTTTGCCCTGTTGCATCGTTGTTCGGAGACTCGCCGGTTGAAATGGAGGGTGACGAGGCGCTCTGCTGCCCGGTGATTCCCGCCAGCACCTTCTTGGTGAAGCGGATCGGGTTAAGGTGCTCAATAGGGTTAAGCAGTGTCTTAATCAGTCCGCCGCCCTGTGGCTGGTCAAATATCGCAATGACGTCGCCAGCGCGCAGCCGATAGCCCAGTTCGAAGTCATCCGCCAGCTTGCGACCATTAAGCTTAACCACAACGTCATTATGCAGCCTCAGCGAGTCGAGCAGCGTTATCAGAGTCGTACCAGATTCAGTGGTCCCGCGCTGCTTAGGTGCGCCAGGAAGGCGCTGAAGCTCATATCGAACCATGCACCAGATACTCCACTTTGTTATAGATTTTCTGAAGAATGACGGCACTGTCCGTGCGGACAAAACCGAACTCGCCGCGGGAGTGCAGGCACTTCCCCGGATTAATCATCACGCCGACGTGCGCCGGCTGATTGCCGTAATAGAACACAGCCAGGCAACCAGAAACCGGGGCGGGCACCTTGCGCCAGTGGTTTGCCTCTTCTTCGTAGCAGCTGATGAAGTTCGCGCCTGATTCGTAGCCGGCGACGTGATGAAGTTCAAGGCCTAGCACGTGCCGGTAATACAGCACTACCAGACCCCAGCAATCCACCTCATCAAAGGTGCAGGCGCGGTTAGCCCAGGGCTTGCCGTTAACAAGCCCGATAAAGTCGCTCTGATTCATATGTTGATCAGTCCGGGATAGTCTTTCGTGGTGTAAATGATGGGGTTGGCCAGCGTGAGCGGGTTGGTCTTGCCAGAGTTCACGGTGACGTTGCTGCCGTCGGCACCGACGTCTTTCACAAACAGCGACCAGGTCTTCATAGGCGTAGCGTCACCGATCGCATTCCATTGCTGGTATTTGCAGGTAATGGGCGTCATGCGCCCGGCGCCGGTCCAGCTCTTAAGCGTGTTCCTGACGTCCTCGGCGCCCTGCAGGAACGTGATAGCCATTGTGATGATGGCCGATCCGTTCTGCGTGGGCTCTGTAATTTCGAAGGCCGCAGGCTGGTAAACGTTCCCGCCGAACGACGCTTCACGAAACAGCTTATTGACCACGCGGTAATAGCCGAGCGCCGGGTGATAAAACTCGATGGTCTGTTTGATGTCGCTCACCGGCCTGCGCTCTTTCCATTCTCTCAATGTCGGCATTAGTCAGCCCTCGGTATAACAGCAGTGACCAGATAATCCAGCCAATAGCCGTAGTTCTCTGGCGCCTCAACAATCCAGTCGTCGTAGTCCTCGGTAATGTCCTCAATACCGTTACAGATGACGCTGGCAGTCCAGGTTACGATATTGCCGTTTTTGCTGGTCTGTACCGGCATACTGATGAAATGCAGGGTCTGCAGCTGCACGCCCTGCGTATCACCGAGATCAATCCGCATCTGGAACCAGTTACGGCCACGGTCGCAGTACGTCGGCGATCGGAGCCACGATTTAAAGCGCTCGGCCTGCTGCAACGTGAATTTCCACTGCAGAGACCAGGTCGATTTAAGGTCGGTGGTTAGCGGCGTGAAGATAGCGGGACCGACCGCCGGCTGCGTTGTCTGCCACGCAGTATCCTGCGTCATGTTCTGGTCTGCACGCTGAGGAAGCGGCAGCATATCCGGGTATGAAACTGTTGCCACGTTTCCTCCGGGCATAAAAAAGGCCGCGGCTGCGGCACTGATCGAATATCAGGATGTTGCTAAATGTGTACCACTGTTACTGTGTGTTTTTCACACAGAGAAAGGATGGGTATATGTCAGAGAAATTCAGAGTCAAACTCTCCTGCCCTGATTGCGGCAGTGAGCAATTCATATTTAGCGCCGAACCGCACACCATAGACAATGTCGAGTCCTGTGCTTCCTGCGGAAGGGCTATCAGCAAAAACGATGTCTTTCGCTACAGCAAAGAGTTCCTGGTTGATACGCTCAGAGACAGGTTGAAGGGAACCAAATTTAAGCTCAAGTAAGGAGATTAGGCTATCAAGTTGCGATTGAGCCTCGCTGGTGTCGACCGATATGGATGCCAGCAATTTTTTATCTTCCATTTGTCTACTCCATTAAAAAACCCGCCGAAGCGGGTTGGTTTTAGTAATCGCCGTTTGCCTGCCGACGGAGTCCATATGTCGATTCAATTTGCCCTGACATTGGCCCACCGCTTTGCAGGTCAGTAACAAACGTTTCAATCAGCAGTTCGCTTCCATTTTGAGTGCTGCGAGTGTCTACCTGCACGCCGCTGGCGTAGTTGTAGACGTTATTGGTCACATGCAGTGAACCGCCCGCACCAGAACCTCGCAAATCCTTATTGCTGATAACTGAGCCGTTATCTCCTGGGATCATATACTGGCTGCCATTACTGGCCTTGTAGATTTCAGGCATGCCGCCTTCGCCTACCTGGTACATTGATCCAGCGGATACCGGCCCGCCATTTTTCCTGCCGCCAGCAAGCGTCTTCGACAACGCGAACGCTCCGACAAGCGCAGCTCCCCCGATGATAGCTGCGGCACCAAACGAACCCACAGAAGCGACCAGCGCGGCCGGTAGCCATGCCGCCATCGTCGTGCCGGCAGAGGCTGTACTCGCTGCGGTGGTAGTGGCAAGTGCGCCAACTTGCGTTGCCGTAGTGGCTGCAATGGTGGCTTGCTGCACGCTTGCCCCCATAATCGCAGATTTGGCCTGCTGTAATCCCATCTGGACGAACGTGTTGATAACATCATTCAGAATGGTACTTCCGATTGAGCTAAGGGCATCATTTGCAGACATACTGCCCGTTATCACGCCCGTTAACGCATTGGATGCCTGATTGCCAAATGCGTCGACCGCAGCGCCAAGGGCCTCATAACCCACGCTCTGCTGAGTGAACAGAGCCCATTGAGCCGCGATACGCTGCTGCTCATACTGAGTATTAGCCGCATTCATCAGTTCAAGCCCGCGCTGGGTTATCTGCCCCTTCTGCGTTTCGAACTGCTGGATGAGAGCCAACTCCTGAGCATGCTGATTAGCCAGTTGTTGGACAGGGTCAATCTGCCCCCGAGCTTCCTGCATGGGGCTTACAGTTTGCTGAGCGCGTATCTTAGCCAGATTAACCTGGTGCTGAGCCTCCAGTTGCTCACTGGTCTGATTGTACTGCTGCTGAGTAATTTTTTTGGCGGCCAGTGCAGTTTGCAGATCTTTAACATCCTGCTGGTAAGACGCATTCTCTCTGGCTTCAGGGAGCAGTTTTTCTGCCGCAGCCTGGGCTTTGAGGGCATTAGCCGTATCCCATATTTCTCCACGGTATTTACCGGCAAGGGCAATTTGCTCTTGGGTGGCTCCCTTACCTAGTGATTGCTGAGCCTGTAATACTGCCTGCTCCCGGCTTAACTCCTGCGTTGAGCCAGCAGCGAGTTCTGATTGCTGCTTCAAGTTGGCTAGTTTTTGGGCTACTGATTCCTGCTGGTTAGCAAGTTTCTTAGCCTCAGATTCCGCTTCCTTGGTGGCCTTTTTGTTATTTTGCTGCGCTTGTTGAGCATCGAATTCAGCTGCTGCTCTGTCACGAGCAAGGTTAACATCCGCCTCTGATCCACCGAGTTTCCTAATGTCCTGCTCAGCCCTTAATTGCGCTCGCTTCCTGTCATTAAGCTCGCTCTGAAGTGTTACCTGATCCTGTAGCTTATCCAGATACTCCTGAACATCTTTCGGGCGTTCAACCATGAGGCTGCTGGAGTTGAATTTATCTTTTGCCTTGGCCGCAAAATTAATCATATCTCCCAACTTGCTCATCATGCCGGCAGCAATTCCCGCTTCCTGCCCATCCCTGCGAAGCAAATCAATACCTTGCTTCATAGTTCCGTTTAGCGTAGCTCGACCAATATTAATGGCGTTTTGGGTCTGGCTTAGTCTGTTCTGGGCCTTCTCCAACTCAAGGGTGGCTATAGCTAGGTTATCCTGTGCGCCGCCAAGCGCCTCGGCAGCCTGCCGCCCTCTCGTTGTATTCGTACCCCAGTTTGCAATTTCTCGCTGTTGTCGCTGGACAGCAGATGTCGCGTCATTGAATTCCTTCTGTGCGTCTGATACCGCGTCACTTAATTCAGGCAGGCTTTGGCTTAGCTTTCCTATCGTTGCCGCCAGCTCTGTATGCGACATCGTCTGGAATTTTGAGCTAAGTTCGTTAACGCTATCTGCAAGGGCATTGGCGTCATTTCTGGCCTCTTTTGCGCGCTGTGAAAAGTAAAGGATTGCACTAGCAGCAAGCATTGCCGCTCCGGCAGGCCCACCAATTAACCCGAGAGCCCTGCTAGCCAGGCCGGCACCAGATGAGAGAGCCATTTGAGCAGCCCTGTTTGCCGCCAGTGCTCGATTATAATTATCAACCGCACCGGCAGCCGCAACCCTGGCAACGGACAAGCGCTGTTCAGCTTCCGCAGCGTTGGTTTCGCTGATAGCAGTAAGCCGCATCATTTCTGCGAGCCTTATCTCATCTAAGGCCCGCTCTTTTGCGACCGCTGCAGCCCTGAGGTCTGCCGCTGCTTTATTCGCGGCAGCCTGAGCTGCTAATGATTCTTCTGCTGAAAGCGTGCGTGATGCGGCAGCTGCTTTGATTTTAGCCGCAGTAGCCATAGTTAAGGCGCCGACATACCGACTCCCAAGAATAGCCGCGACACCAGTCAGCAACGCGCTCAGTCCGCCAATATTCTCACTGATGGTGACGACTGCATCACTGAAAATTGCCGCGCCTGTTTTAACCGTAGAATTTTCACCGAAGAACTTAGTGATATTATTGCCAGCAACCTGAAGAGCCTGGCTGATAGTCGTAGTGGTGTTGGCAAATTCAGCACCGATTACACTCCCCTGGGAAAGCAGACCGTTAACCACAACATCTGTCGTTAGCTTGCCCTGTGCCGCCATGTTGCGCATCTGGCCGATGCTGACCCCCATAGAGTCAGCAAGGGCTACGATAAGGCGATTACCCTGCTCGTTTACAGAGTTGAATTCCTCACCGCGTAACGCACCAGAGGCCAAGCCCTGAGATAGCTGAATAATGGCATTTTCAGCCTCTTGTGCCGTTGCGCCTGAAACCACAAATCCCTGATTGATAATCGTGGTTAATTTTGCCAGATCCCCAGCGCTGGTTCCGTATTGCCGGGTGGCCCTCTCTAAACGCGCATATAGGGATGCTGTTGCATCCAGGCTGCTTCGGGTTTGCTGCGTGATGTTGAAAACACGCTCAGTTACATCAGCAAGTTGTTCAGACGGGCGAAGAGAGTTGGATAACTTGTTATTAACCGTGGCCCATGCGTCAGCATATTCAGCCACCTGCTGGACAGAAAGAGCTGCGGTAAGTGCAACCGCAACACGTGACAAGCTCGACATCGAACGCTCTGTGGTATCAATGGAGCGTGCTGTTTTATCAAATCCCCGTTCCATCAGATCAAGGCGCTGGTTAACGCGCTGCTGAGCGGTAAGTAGCCCGCGCACATCCATTTCAATGTCGTAATAAATACCGCCAGCGTTCTCAGCCATTTCCTTTTCTCCGGGCAATAAAAAACCCCGCCGAAGCGAGGTTTTGGGGTTGAGTTTTGTTATATCAGCCCAGCTTTTCTTCGGGCCTCTTCGAGATACTCATCATCTGTTTTTTCGGGACCGAGATCTAAAGGCTGCTGCCTTTGCCACTCTTTTAATTTGCCGCTAAGTGCATAAATGATTTTGTCGAAGTTTTTTTGATGCCTGTGTGCACCTGTCACGTTAACGCCTAACTTCAGGGCGGAATCTATACCGACGACGCATGAGTTTTCGCCGTCGGAATTCACCACAATAGACACATTTTCACCCCATGAGAAAAGTGAAATTCCAGCACTTACGGAAACTCGGCGAAGTGTGTCATCCTTCTGTTTAATCGTCATCCCGACTTCTGGAATAGCCTCTAAAAGTTTTTCAAAGGCAACGTCAGCCGGAAATGGAAAAATTTGCTGCGTAGATTGACTGGCAAAGCTCATATCCCTATCCCCATCAGTAAAAGTATGAAAATCGTAGCAAACCAAACATCGTTAGTCTGCCCAACCTTCCTCTTTTTTCTTTTTAAGGAGAGCATCCAGCCCAGCAGAGTCTTTTTGCTTTCGTAGGATCGTCGCGTATTGCCTATATCCATGATGCGCTGGCGCAAAGAACTGACCATCATTGTACATTGCTGGGTTTTTCTTTAAGGCAGACATAGTAAGGGGAGCAAGCGCTATTTGCTGTTGGCAGTAATGAATTGCTTTCTCGAGGTTCTTGCCAGTATCGCGCAGTTTCTC